AATTCATAATTATATAAAAAATGGAAACGACTTGGAAATATAACTATAACAAGCGGTAATGTTACAGACTACGACTATATTACTAATGATTTAATGAAGATGAAAAATATAGTATTAATTCAATCAATCGCATACGATAGTTGGAATAGTACACAATGGGCAATTGACGCAACCTCAAAAGGTCTAAATTTACAACCATTTGGGCAAGGTATAGGAAACTACAATAGACCAACAAAAGAATTTGAACGTCTTGTATTACAGGGTGATAAAGTAATAATAGATAACAATGAAATAACTAGATATTGTTTTGGTAATGTTAAATTAAAGTTTGATTATAACGACAACAGTAAACCTGTAAAAACAGTCGCACAACAAAAAATTGATGGTGTTATTGCGATGTTGACAGCACTAGGATATTATTTAACAGTTCCGCACTATAACAACATTATATAATGTGTTTTTTTCTGATTACTAGATATTTATATATAAAGAAATATATATGAGTATTTTTAATTTTCGAAAAAAACAAAATAAAGAACAGGAACAAAGAAGTCTAATAGGACTTGACACAGCGTTAAACTTTTCTACTTTTTCATCTTTCACATCGGGAGACGCGGCAATGAAACTTTCCGCTGTATATCGTGCTGTAGACCTTATTTCTGACAGTATCGCAATGTTACCGCTTGAAGTACAACTTGTAACAGACGGATATAAGACTAAACACATTAATCATACAGCGTATGACTTGTTAAATAAACAACCTTCTAACTTAATGTCACGTTATACATTCATTAAATTGTTAGTGTCAAGTGTGATATTGAGGGGAAATGGTTTTGCGTACATTCAAAGAGACGGAGCGGGTAACGCAACAAGTCTTATATTTTTAAGACCTGAAAATGTGGCTATTTCTTATAACGAATTAACAGGAAAACTAAACTATTATTCAAGTCAAGTCAAAGGTGTAATAGAACCTTGTAACATACTTCATTTTGTTAAATACAGTTTAGACGGAATAAACGGTATTAGTGTACTACAGAACGCACGCAACACTTTGGGACTAAGTTACGATACAGAAGCACAAGCGGCACAATTCTATAAATCAGGGTGTAATTTACAAGGTGTACTAACAGCGGAAGGACAACTTAATGAGACACAGATAAATAATATAAAGAGTTCTTGGAATAAGGCGTACGCAGGTAATGGCGTTGGATCAGGTCTAGCGGTATTACAAGGTAATATGACTTATCAACCAATTCAGATCTCTAGTAAAGACGCACAATTAATTGAATCTAGACAATTTAACTTAACAGATATTGCGAGATTTTTTGGTATTAGTCCCGTTATGCTCGGGGATTTAACACATTCAAGTTATTCAACTATTGAGGCTACACAACTCGCATTCTTATCTCAAACTATTCAACCGTGGCTTGAATTATTCGAACTAGAATTTTCACGTAAAATATTTAAACCTTCAGAAAAAAATCTATCTGTAAACTTTGACGATTCTAAATTAATCAAAACGGATAAATCAGCGTTAGCGACATACTATCAACAATTATTTAATATTTCCGCAATTACACCAAACGAGATCAGACGCGAGATTGGTTTAAACTCAATCGATGGCGGCGATAGTACTTATATGCAATTGAATATGAGTACAACAAAAAATATTAACGAAAATACAAATAATTCTTCAATTTCTGATACTAATATAGAATAATTCATAAGTAACAGATATTTATTATAAAAGTAATAATATGAACAAAGAAACTAGATATATAGATAGTCAATTTAGATCAATTGAAGACAGTAGAATGGTGGAAGGTTACGCTTTAGTATTCAACTCTTACAGTGAAGATTTAGGAGGATTTGTTGAAATAATTGATAAGAACGCACTTGATGGAGTACTAGAAAATAGCGATGTTCTATGTCTTCTTAATCACAACGAAAACAAAGGCGTATTAGCGAGAAGTAGACAGGGTGAAGGTTCTTTGACATTAACAATCGATGAAGTCGGACTTAAATATACATTTCAAGCTCCAAACACAAGTCTAGGCGATGAATTACTCGAAGGACTAAGACGTAAAGATATAACTTCTAGTTCTTTCGCATTTAGTCTCGCCGATGGTGGGGATAAATGGGAAAAACAAAGTGATGGAACATATATAAGAACGATCTTAAAGTTTGACAAAATATTTGATGTTTCACCAGTTTATAATCCCGCCTATTCGAGTACTTCAGTTAATTGTAAGAGATTCAACGAGGTTAAAAAAATAGAGATTGAAGAGTTAAATAACTATTGGTATGACTTAGACAACACAATAAACGAAATAAATTAATTACACAAAATGAATAGTCTAGAAATCAAGGACAAAAAAGAACAGATTAAAAAAAGAATGTCTGACATTGTAAGTAATTGTAAAAAAGAAATACGTACAATGACAGAGGAAGAACAAAAACAATTCGACGATGCGAAATCGGAAATTGAACAACTTAATCAAAGACTAGTAGAACTAGAAAACGAATTACAAAATTATCAAAATGAAACTGATTCAGTTGATAATATTGAAGAATTAAAAAATAAAAGAAAAAATAACACAAACACAAAAATGGAATTTAAACTATTATCAGCGATTAATGATATCGCAAACAACAGAAATTTATCTGAATCTGCACAAGAATTTGTTAACGCAGGTATACAAGAAATGAGAAAAGCGGGACAATCATACAGCGGACAAATTGTACTTCCTTTAAATTATCGTTCCGCAATTACCGCTACAGGTGAAGGCACAGGTATTGAAAATGTATCAGAAGACAAATTGGGTATCTTAGAACCTTTGAGAGCGAAAAATATCTTGGCACAAGCGGGTGCAAATTTCTTGACAGGTCTAGTAGGTGATCTTTCAATCCCTGTAATGTCGGCATCAAATGTAACTTGGGAAGGGGAAAACGGAGACGCTAAAGACGGTGCAGGTTCATTTACAGAAGTTAAACTTAGTCCAAAACGTTTAACCGCTTATGTAGATGTATCTAAACAATTCTTGATTCAAGACTCTAACGACGCAGAGGCAAAACTTAAAAACGATATCGTTGCCGCAATCAATAGTAAATTAGAATCAACTATTCTTTCTAACTATTCAGGTTCTACAACTCAACCAGCTGGTATCTTCGCGACAGTTCCTTATACAGGTACTACAACCACTTTTGCGGGTATTGCAGACTTAGGAGTTAAACTTGATGACGCTAATGTTCTTGGAGAAAAAGTATATGTATTGTCAAACAGTGCAAAGGCTAAGTTTAGAACAACTTCAAAAGGAACCGGCAATGTTGGATTCATTCTTGAAGGTGGAGAAATTGACGGAGAAAAAACTGTATCAAGTTCAAACGTAATGAAGAACGGTTTAATCTACGGTGACTTTTCTAATTTATCAATCGGACAATGGGGTGGTATTGATTTAGTAGTAGATCCTTATACTCAAGCTTCAAAAGGTATGGTAAGATTAGTTATCAACGCTTACTTTGACGCTAAAGTGGTAAGACCTGAAGCATTCGTAACAAGTGCAATTGCGTAATAAAACAAATATCATTCACTCACCATGTGAGTGAATGATAATATTAAAAAATAATCAAAATGTACATTACATTAGAACAAGCGAAACAACATCTTAATATAGATCAAAGTTACTCAATTGACGATGAATATATAACACAACTTATAGGTGTTGCGGAAGATGTAGTGAGTAAACATATTGACGATAAATTAATAGATATTGAGATTGAGGCGGGTGTATTACCCGCTTCAATTGTTCACGCAATGTTGTTATTAATTGGGAATTTTTACGCAAATAGAGAACCTGTTGCGTTTGCGTCTAGTAACGAAATACCTTTAAATTATCAATATTTACTTTCACTATATAAACACTATAAATAATAACTATGCAAGCGGGACTATTACGATATTATATCACAATTGAACAACAAGACGTAACAACAAACGAGTTCGGATCACAGACGGTAAATTGGACTAGATACACAGATACTAAGTGTAATATTAAGTACAATAGCGGTAATAAGATTGTGCAAAATAGTGAGATCGTTAATATCTATTCTATCACGTTCATTGTAAGAAGATATATTCAAGTATCGGAAAATATGAGAATCGTTTATAATAACAAAAAATATAGAATACTTTCAATTGAAGACGATTTAAAACTAAATCAAAAAACTATAATAACAGAGTTGATAAATGAATAATAACGGTGTTGAAATAGATATAAATAAAGTTCTTTCAATGTTCAGTGAATTAACATCTAAAGAACGAAAAAAGACTTTCAAATTGTCATTAAGAAAGTCCGCTAATATCTTACGTAAACAAGTTGTAACAAACCTTAAATCAATTGTTAAAGACGTTAATACAAAGAATCGTTGGAATCAAAAAACACTTCAATCAGGGGTTAGATTATCAGTTGAAAGAGACGCACAGAGTGTCAAAGTCCACATATTAGGGGATTTTAGATTAAAATTTTTTGAGCTAGGAACAAAGGACAGATACAACAAAAAAAAGAAGAAAGTAAAACTAAAAAAAGAACGTTACACAGGATCAAACAAAGCGAAGTACTTTTTCAAAGACGCAAAGACACAAACAGAACAACAAGTTTTTTCTTCACTAGAACAGTCATTCACAGACATAATAAAGAAAATAAATGACAAACACAAATGAGTCTATTAATCAACAAATGTATATATAGTATTCTTTCAACTGATAATAATTTAAAGTCAAAAGTTGAAAATAAAATATATCCGCTCATAGCAAATGAAAATACAACATTTCCTTTCATTGTTTTTAAACGTTCTAGTTTTTCAACAGAATATACAAAGGACGGAGTTTTAGAAGATAGTACACAAGTTGATATTATTGTTGCGTCTGACAATTATAGTGATTCAATAGAAATAGCGGACATAGTTAGAACTTCATTAGAATTGAAAAAAGGAACATTCAACAACATAAACATTAAAGAATGTAAGTTATCTAGTGCCGATGAGGATTATTTGGAAAATACATACATTCAAACATTATCTTTTACAATAACAACAAATTAAAAAACTACTCAACCTTAACTAAATACAAAGTAAGAGATATTTATATAATAAATAAAAGTATATAAATATTTAAACAAATGGCAAACACAGTTATAAACGGAACAGATTTAACTTTATTCACAAAGACAGGTACGGGATCAACATACAATCCTTTGGCGTACGCAAAGACTTCTACAATTCAGATATCAGCGTCAACACTAGAAATAAGTTCTAAAGATTCGGGTAAATGGACAGATAAACAGGCCTCAAAACTTAGTTGGAATTGTTCAACAGAGAACTTATATTCGGAAGACGCAACAAACGGATATTCGGTATTATTTAGTGCGATGACAAACAGAACACCTGTTGCAATCGCGTTTAGTACAAGCGGCACCGCTAAGGGTTACACAGGTAACGCAATTATCACAAGTCTATCAATTAACGCCGCAGATGGTGAAAGTGCAACATTTAGTTGTTCATTGGAAGGCACAGGTGAATTACTAGCGAGAGTATAATTTATTCTTAACATTTAAAGATTTAAAGACACTTATATATTGAGTGTCTTTTTTTTGTTTATGGTCTTCATTTAACTCATTCTTAGACTATTTATATATAAAGTAAAAATATATGAATATAACAATTAACAACACAGAATATCAACTTAAATACACTGTTAGAGCACTGTTTATCTTTGAAAAAATAAGTAACAAAATGTTTGAGGGTAAAACACTAACAGAATTATATCTATTATTCTACTCTATTCTATTAGCGAACAACAACATTGACTTCACATTTGATGATCTGATAAATTATTGTGACGAGGATTTAACATTATTTACTCAATTCAACGCGTGGTTAATGGATGAATTTAAGGTTCAGAATCAATTCACAGAAGAGAAGGAAGACGTAAAAAAAAAGAAGAAAGGAAAGAAGTAACATTCAAAGAGTTGTTCAAAATAATTGTCATACAGAATAAAGTATGTTCAGTTGAATATTTTTTCGACAAAATGAAAATGTACGAATTGAATCTAATACTTGAATCTTTACATTTAAGTCAAAAGGATTCGTGGGAACAAACGAGAATGATAAGTTATATTATCGCACAAAGTAATAGTTCAAAAACTCTTAAATTGACTGATGTAATGAAGTTTGAGTGGGATCAGGAAACAGAGGACAACGACACAAAAATAACACAGGAAGATATTGAAAGGATTAAACAAAAATCCAATGAATATTTAAAATATTTAAATAATGAATCTAA